TTGAGTGAATTTTTGAGCGTTTCCGCATGAAAACACCCCCGGCACAGTTAGGTTCTCCCGGATTTAAGGGGGGGTCCACCGCCGCCGTGGCTCGGATTTTCAGCGTTTACTGAACTGGTTTGGTGTGGTTTGGTGAACTGGGGTCGCCCTGTGATGACGGGTCGCCCGGAGAATTTTTGCGGCGTTTCGAATGGAAAAGCCGGCGGTTTATAGTCACGAACTAAAGCAAATGACAACGAAAAAAACAAAACGCAAGCCGGCCAAAAAGGCCCCCAAGGCGGCGACCAAGATGACCGTCGAGGCCCTCGCGAAAGCGATGAAAGTGACGGCAAAAACCATTCGACTTCTACGCAAGACGCAAGGGGCGCCGCCCGAGAATGACGTCGAGGAGTGGACCAAGTACATGATGCACCGGGCATCGGCCTCGGGCCAAACGATGAAAGTCTCAGATGCGTTCATGCCCGAGGAGATTCAAAACCTACGGGCAAAACTGCTCCGGGCTCAAGCGGGCAAAGAGGATGCCGTGCGTCGCCTCAAGGAACTCGAATTAAAACGAGTCCAAGAGAATCTCGTGCCAATGGGTGAGGCTCGCAAGGCGGTCAAGCAAGTGCTCGAACCCCTCCGGGAACTCCTCGACCAAATGCCCAAGGCCGCCGCCGCAAAGGTGAACCCGGCCGACCCGGTGCACGGCGAGGAGGGCATCCGCGAACACCTCGACGGCATTTTCCGGACGATGGAAAAGAGGCTCGGCGATGAATAGCCTCAAGCGATACGCGGCCGGGTTTGTCCGATTTCGCGCCAAGCGTTCGGTCGTTGAATGGTCCGAAAACTCGGTCGAGTTGAGTTCGCGAATCACAGAGCAACCGGGCCCCTACTCAACTCGGATGTATCCCTATGTCCGCGAAGTGCTCGAGGCGATGGGCGACCCGCGAGTTCGCCGCGTGTCTCTTTGTTGGGGATCTCAAACGAGTAAAACAACGACTTTTTACATTATGGCCGGGTACGTCATCGACCAAGCGCCGGCCCCGATTTTGTGGGTTTTCCCCTCGGCGGCCTTGTGTAAAAATTTTTCGTCGGAACGATGGTTACCGTTTTGCGTTGAATCGGCCGTGCTCGAAAAGCATTTGCCGCGATACCTTAACGGCGAGCTCGACGTCGACCGGTTCAATTTGCTCAAGCAAGAGTTTTCGAGGTGCACGATGAATTTGGTCGGGGCCGGCTCACAAGCAAGCGTGCGGTCGTATCCCATCTCGGTCCTCATCCTCGACGAGATTGACGTTATCGACGAGGGGGTCCGCCGGGAGTGTCTCGACCGGATCAAGGGAAAACGAGCTTTCAAGGTGCTCCAATCCTCAACACCCATCGCCGAGGAGGGCGGCATATGGCAAGAATTCAATGAGGGCGACCGGCGCCGGTATTGGATGCGTTGCCCCCATTGCGGCGAGGAAATCCTTTTGCGTTTTCGCGACGACGAGGGCGAAATCAATATCAAATGGAGCGACGACGCCAAGGGCGACGACGACATCATCAACCTCGCGACCGTCGAGTCATCGGCATTTTATCAATGCGAGGAGTGCGGCGGCAAAATCCGAGACGGGCACAAATCCGCAATGTTGCGCGATGGGCGTTGGATTCCCGGCAAGGACAACGCCGAGGCGGGGGCCCGTTCTTATCATCTCTCGAGCCTATTCTCGCCGGTGCTCACGTTCGGCCGCATTGCCGTCGAGTATCTCAAGACGCAAACGACAATCGAGGGCCAAAAGGCGTTTGCGAATGGGTGGCTCGCCGAGCCTCACCGCCCGGCCGAGTCGGACGTCAACCCGGCCAAGTTTCGCAAGCTCGAGGGGGGTTATGACCGGGGCGAAATCAAGGGCTCGTTTCGCCTCCTCGGGGTCGACGTGCAACGTGATCATTTTGTTTATGTTGTGAGAGGATTCGACCGGGACGGAACGAGCTACCTCCTCGACAATGGCACGGCGCCGTCATTCCCGGAGCTCATGGCCGTCGCAAAACGGTTTGACGCATCGCACGGGGTGATTGATACCGGTTACCGCACGGCCGAGATGTATTCGGAAATATGGCACGGTCGCCCCTTTTGGTTCGGGGCAAAAGGTTGGGACCGGTTGGCGACATCGTACAAAGTCACACAAATCGACCCCGACTCGGCGAACGTCAAGGGCGCAAAGCATACGGCGGCGCGAATTAATTTGTTGCACGTCAACAAATCCGTTTGGGGTGAGGAGATGCTCAAGCGTCGGAGCGGCGCCGCCTTGAATTGGTTTTTGTATGCCAACATCGACCCCGAGTATGTCCGCCAAATGCTCGCGACGAATTTCGTCGAGCGGGTCAACCGCACCGGCCGGGTCGTTCGCGAGTGGGTCGTTGCCGGGCACCGGCAAGACCATTTTTGGGATTGTGAAATTTACGTGCTCGCACTCTCGCAAATGTTCGGGCTCGGGGGCGCCGTGATGCTCGACGAGCTCGCGTCGCCGGCAAAACAGAAACCCAAAACGCCGAGAAAATCGCGAGCGCCGTCATTTTGGGATTAAAGGCCCTCGCGATTTCCCGGGGGTCAACGTACCCGGGCCCCAATAAACGGCCCGCACGCGGCAACCTCGGGCCACACTCCCCCCTTAAATCGGCGCCCTCGACGCAATCCGGGCAATTTAAGGCCGAGGCGTCGACCGAATTGCCGGCACGCCTCGGGCTTAAATCGGCGCCCTCGACGCAATCCGGGCAATTTAAGGCCGAGGCGTCGACCGAATTGCCGGCACGCCTCGGGCTTAAATCGGCCCCGGGCGCTAAACGATTCAACATAGGGTGATGGCAAGCGGCGTAAATTACACGGCAAGCGGCAACCCGTATCAATTCGAGATTGACACCACGCCATTTGACCACGCCGTCACGATGATTAAAGCGAAATGGGACCCGCCGGTCGATTTAAAACAAGTCATCGTTGCGGAACTCGGCGCGATTCTCGCCCTCACGTCAAACGACACGCTTATGGTCGGGCCCCGGGGCAAGAAAAACAAAGCGTTCAAGTCGGCGCACGCGTACGTTCTGAGGCGATACGCCCCTTGGGCAAAATGGTCCGGGCGAGGCAAACGCCCCAAGGGCCCCAAGGATTCGTTGCAAGTTTTCCAAGTTGGGGGCAAAAAATACTACAAGCGCAATCGATATTCCGACGCCGTTTGGGCGATGATAAATGCGGCCATCAAGCGCACCCGCGACGATGCTTGGTTGTCGACGGGGTCATCAAAAGCGGCTTGGTTGCATATGTTCCAAGAGGCGGCCAAGGCCGGCGGGGTAAATCTTAAAATCCCGAAAACGTGGAAACATCACGACAAAGTCAAGAGCGCCATGCTCTATATGCTCCGCAAAAAATCTTGGAAAAAGGCGACGACCGCCTCGGCTCAAAAACGACCCTCCGACGGCGATTTTGTTCTCAAGGTTTTCAGTGAGGCGCACAACACTCTCAACCCGGGCGTGAAAGGGGCGGGGCTTTTTCAGAAATACCTTAACGGGCGCCAACCCTATCTCGAGAAAACCCTCGGCAAATCGGGCAAGGCGAGCATGAAAAAACTCGCGAAACGATACCCGGGAATTGAAGTCGGGGACCACTCATAAAATGGCAAGCAACCTCCCAATCGCCGACCTCGTCACCGCCCGGGATAATCTCCTCGCGGCATATACGACGGTTTCCACGAGCACAACAAGCGAGTATTCCCTCGGCGACCGCACTTTCCGCTATGAGGACCGCCGCAAAATTTGGGAGGAAATCAAAAACCTTAATAAAATTATTATGTTGCGCGATTCAACCATCAACGCCCGGGGAGTGAACCGGGCCGACTTCCGAACATGGGGATAAAATCACAACAACCGGGCCCGACGTTTTGGGGCCGAGTCAAGACCGCCGGCCGTATTTTGTTTGGATACGACGCCGTATCTAATTCGCGTTACCGGAAAAATCGAGGGCTCAACCCCATCCGGTCCGAGGAAATCGAGCTCGGCCAATATGACCGCGAGCGATTGATTTCGACTCTAATGAATTTGAAGCGCAACGACCCGGTCGCCCGGGCCATCTCGCGCCTCCGCAAAACGGACGTCATCGGGTCCGGGATAACGCCGCAACCCTCGACCGTCTCGGATGATTTCAATCGGCAAGTCGCCGAACTTTGGGCGGAGTGGTGCGAATTCCCGGAGGTGACGGGGGCCCTCAACATGACGGGGGTGCAACAAGAAATTGCCGACGCGACACTGTGGCAAGGCGACATCGGCCTTTTACTCACCAACAAGGGCGACGTGCAACTCATCGAGGGCAACCGTATCGGCAACCCATTCGGTCAAGGGGTCGCGAGCGAGATGAGCGACGACAAGGGCGGAGTCATCACGAACAAAGTCGGCAAACCAACGGGGTTCAAGGTCGGCGACCGCGTCAACGGGTCATTGCAAAACGTGCGGACCGTCTCGGCTCGTAATTTCCTTTTGTATTTTCGGCGGATGCGCCCGACGCAATGGCGGGGCGTTCCCGAGCTCGCGAGCGCCGTCAACTCGCTCCAAGATGTCGCGGAATATGAGGAGGTCGAAATGCTATCGGCCAAGGTGAGCGCGAGTTTGTCGGCCGTCGTCAAGCGATACGACGCGCAACAATTCGAGATTGTCGACCGCATGGCGGCCGCCGATCAAGACGACATTGGGCGCCTTGAGAAATTTGAGCCGGGAACTTTCCATTATCTCGAGCCCGGGGAGGATATTTCGACCATTTCATCAAGCGGGCGGCCCAACGTCGAGGGCGTTGAGTTTGTCATGTATCACCTCCGAAAAGTCGGGGCATCGGTCGGGATTCCGGTTGAAATGATAATGAACACAATCGGCAAGACGAGTTTTTCGGCCTCTCAAGGGCTTTTGCTCCAATATCAAGCGGCGATCGAGGACCAACAAAGGTCGGTGACTCACCTCCTCGACCGACTTTTCCGGTGGAAACTTGGCCGATGGATTGCCGACGGCACGGTCAAAATACCAAAAGAGGTTGTCGACCCCTTCCGGGCCCGGTGGCAAACGCCGGCGTTCAAGTGGGTGAACAAGACGGCGCAAGTTCAATCCGACCTTAAATATGTTCAACTCGGCGCCCAATCTCTCGACGATGTCGCGAGTCAATTCGGCTACACGGCCGAAAGCGTTTTGCGGCGAAAAGCTCAAAACATCAAGACCGCCCAAGAAATCGCCGACGAGTTCGAGCTCGATTCGTACCTCGATTTATTTAACCCCTACGGGTTGCAAGCCTCGGCAAATTGGACCGAAATTCTTGAGCAAGCCGGCGTTGACCCGTTGGCGCCACCGCCCCCCATTAAACAAAACCCCCAAGAGTAAGGACATCATGAGAAAAAAAGTGCTAGAATATTTAAAAAACCCGTCACCAAAAAAACGGGACGAACTCACCACAATGGAGCAGAAATTTATTGACGCTCAACCGAAAAGCAACGGCAAAAAAGACGACAAAAAACCCAAATCATGAGCAAAATCGCGTTAGCCTCGCGCTCGGACCTCCGAAAAGCGAGCGTTACTCACGCCCGCAAACTCATCAAGGGCGGCGACGTCAAGACCTCGGCCCGTTGGTCGGGCCCGTCGGCCGGCACCGAAAACGCATACATTGACGAGCGTGGGTTTTTGAGGTTCGCCGATTGGTTTCTCGGCATCCGGGAGGAGGCGCCGCCGGACACAAAAGAACGGTTTTCCTATCCATTCACTGACGATTTTAAAACCATTTCCACCAACGGGCTCAAGGCCATCCGGTCGCGCTCGGCGCAAAATGGCGAAACGGAGATTTTTGAGGAGGCCGGCCGGTTGATTGAGATGATTGGCGAGCGGGACGAGGCCGCCGAAAATCCAACGCGTATCACTTTCCAAATGCGGGGCGGGTCGGTTGACCGTGAAGCGGGCATGATTGAGGGGGTGAGCATTATCGAGGCCGGCGAGGCCCGGGGTCACCGCATGATGATCTCAGGGCGCACCCTTGATTCGGTCGAAAACATTCTCGCCGAACGGGTTTTGCCGGCCTACATCTCACACAATGGGGCTCAAACCGACCGGTTAATGGAGGAGGTCGGCGCGTTTTCTGAGTTTTACCGGGCCGGCGACAAAATCCGAGCCGGGCGTTTTGAGGTGTTGCCGTCATTTCGGGAGCATGAACCCGAGAGGTTTGACCGGCTTTTCGACTTGGCCGAGTTGATGCCGGCGACGTTTGGCATATCAATCGTTTTCGAGGGGTCGCTTTTTTGGGAAACCGACGAGGCCGACGTGCCTTTTGACGGATTCACCGAGCGCCCGGAGGGCGCCGAGCACGACCTCCCGACCATTGAGCCAAATCGAATTTTTTCGGCCGATTTTGTGGACACGCCCGCCGCGACGGCGAGCCTTTTCACTGAAAAGCCGGCCGAGCCACTAAACGACGAACCCAAGGGTGAAAGCATGAATGCACAAATTGAAAAACTCGACGAGTCGGCCTCGGCCGAATTAGAACGGCGACGCGCCGCCGATGAGGCGGAGGAAACGGCCGCCGCCCCAACCAAGGCCGCCGCCGAGGCGCCCAAGAAAAAGGCCAAGGCCAAGAAAAAGGCGCTTGACGAGGAGGCCCCCGAGGCGTCCCCCGAGGAATCCGCCGAGGAATCCGCACCCGAGGCGGTTGAAGAATCCGCACCCGAGGCCGAGGAGGCCGAACCCGAGACCGTTGAGGCATCCGCAATCGCGGCGCCCGAGCTTTTGGAAATGGCACTCGACCAATATCGTGGGCGAATCGCCGAGCGCGACATCTTAATCACCAACCAATCCGAACGCATTGACGACCTCACCGTCGAAAATCGCGCCTTGCGCCGCGCCCTTGGAGGTGCCGAAGAAATCGAGGAGGAGGCCGAGACAACCCCGGCGACGTCGGCAAAGGAGTCGGCAATTCAAAAATATCTTGAGGAGAACCCAAGTCACAACTTAATCACGGCAACCCTCGAGGTCGGAAAATCAAATCCAACAATATTCAATAACTAAAAAATCATGGGCTCAACAACATCACAATCAAGCGGCCGAACCTTTCAGGCAACGGCCGTCGCAATTCCCGCGTATTCCGTCGTATCTTATGACAGTTCCGGGACAATCTCAGTATCCGGTGACAATGCCACCGAGCAAGCAATCGGAGTATCGACCGAGGACATTGCCGCCTCAGGATATGGCAATGTTCAATTATTCAACGCGGGGGGCACGGTTCAAGTGCTTTGCGGGGGCGACACAATCGCCGTCGCGGATACCGTTTATCTGGACGGCTCCGGGAAAATTGGCACCGACTCCTCAAATACAAAAGTTGGGTTAGCAATGCACGCCTCGTCGACTGACGGGGACGTGATTGAGGTTTACCCGCATCAAACATTCCTTGCTTAACCCTTAATTAAATATAAATCATGAGTATATTCGCATCATCCGCCGCCTCGTTTCAACCGGTTATCAACGAGGCCGTCAACGCCGTCGGGCGCAATCGATTCATTGGGGCCCGACTTTTGCCGTTCCATTCCATTGACAAATCGCAAGGGAAGTACGCCAAAATTGAGGCCGCCGCATTCGATAACGACATTTCGAAACCCCGGGCCGCCGGCTCGAATTTCGCGTCGAGCTCGAGTCAATACACCTCCGCGAGCTTTGAGACGCTCGAATATGGCGTCGAAAACGCCCTCGACGATTTAGACATCGCGAACGCCGAGACTGACGCTCAACTCGACATTTCGACCGTCGCGGCGAATCAACTCGCCGACGACCTTATGGTCGGGCACGAAATTCGCGTCGCAAATGCCCTCTCGGGCGCGAGCTTCACGAGCACGGCGGCCACCGCCGCGATGAGCGTTGCGGCCTCGGCAACTCCAATTAATGACATCAACGCGGCCGTTTTGCGGCTCAACTCCGACGGCGTTTTTGATCGAATTCACCTCATAATTGAGGCGAGTCTCTATCAAGAAATGCTACAAACGGACGACATGAGGAACCTCATTAACGGGAGCGGCACAATGGTTTGGGCCCGGGACCAAGTCGCCCGCATTTTGGGCGTCGACGATGTCATCATCGCAAACACCCGATACAATTCGGCGGTCAAGGGGCAATCGGCGAGCCGGTCCTCCGTTTGGCCCACAACATCTTACTACGTCGCGCAACTCGCCGACGGCCCATTTGTAAACGGCGGCATCGGTCGCACCGTTTACTACTCGGCCCGGGGCGGCACGTTCACCTCGGAAACATTCCGAACCGAACAACCCCCGGCAAGCGTCGTTCGTGTTCGCATGAATGTTGACGAGCTCATCATCAACGACACGGCCGGCGAAGTCATTACGGGCGCTTAATCGCTACCCCCCACGCGAGCCGGTGTCGCTTTTGTCTTGGGCGGCACCGGTTTTTTTTAAATGGCTCACTATACAAACGCGCAACTCTCGGCGGATCTTGACCACGCGATTTCGGATTTCCAAGTCACGTTGACGGTCGTTTTGCCGTCCTCCTCACTCGGCGCCGAGTTTACGGCATCGCAAGAGGCGCTTGTCGCGGGGTATCTAGTCGAGGACACCGGGCGCGAAATTCAACTCGACCGGCGTTTCCATATTAACATAAACGGCTTATCTCCGACACCCTCGAAAGGTTGGGTTTTTGACGACGGCACCCGGGAACATAAAGTGCAACAAATAACATACGACGCGTCGGGCCTCCTTTTAATGCTAGATTGTTCGAGCCGGCGTGCCTCAAGGTAAATCATGGCGGCCTCATCGATTCCCGACTTACTCACATTTGAGGAACATATCGAGACCGCCGCCGTGACGTTCCTCAATACGGCAACCGGGCTCGACGTTTACCGGTCAAATCAAACCGTTGACATGACGACGCCCCGGATTGAGGTCTCGGTCGAGGTCGCGGAGGCATACGACCCCCCGGCGCCTCGCAATGGGGGGGCATCTCCGGCGACGGTTGATTTCCGGGCATATAGCGCCTCGGTGGCAATCCTAATCGTCACCGACAACACGGTCGGCCAATCGTCCTCAATGGTCACTTACATTGGCGAAGTGCGTGAGGCAATGCTCCGGAGTGGAGCAAATTGGAACTCGACGACGTTGCCCTATTACGACGTCAAAGAACTCCGCCCGACAAACTCATCGCTCGACACTGACGGGGATTTTAACGAGACCGGGCTTGATTATCTCCTCGTTTTTGAAATTCGCGACGATGCTTGGCCGGCGTAGGTTTCCGAAATCAATGGCCCTTGTGTCGGCCGAGTGGGTCGACATCACCGCAACCGTCAACGGCAATCTCGCCGACGCCCGCCCGGCTAAATGCACAACGACCGGCCGCCTCGTCAAACGCACCGACGATTTCATCGTCATCGCAACGAGCCTTTTCGACGACAACGACCCCGACCTAACGGGTGATTTTGTCGCAATCCCAATCGGCGTCTTGTCAAAAATTCGCCCCCTCTAATCGGGCCCGGGAGGGGGTCGCATTGCCTCGAGGTTGCCCCGTGCGGGGCCTTAACTTCAAGAGGGGGTCATTCGTCGAAAACTTAAAAAAAAATCAAAAAGTCCAGGAAATCGCAATTTTCAAAAAATCGCGTCAAGTGTTTTTTTATTTTTTTTTTGAGTCACACGGGCTTGCTGTGATTTTTCAAACGGGCCCGAATCGGCCCGAATCTCGGAAATGAGATTTCTCGATATGTTATATTGTGGGAGTGGTGGCGGTCACAACGGCCGCCCGTTCATTGAAATAAGAAAGGTAAGAAATGACACACAAGGCAAAAAAATTCCTCGCCATGACGTTCGAGGGTCACATTCAAATGAGTGACTACGAGGCGGAACTCATCCGCGTCGCCCTTCACCGACTCGGCGAGGCTTTTGCCCGGGGCGCCGCCCGCGCCAATCGCGACCAAGATTGGGAAACGGCGGCCGGGTTGAGAAACGACGCCGAGGTTTGCGCGGCGTTGTATGCCCGGTTTGGGGTGAAATTCCCCCTCGCGTGCGTTCTTGAGGACGGTGAGCACGCCGGCCTCGAGAAAACGGGAGCATAATGACGCCAACCCCCGCCCCCGGAAACGGGAGCGGGGGTTTTTTGTGCCCCGGCGCTAAACGATTCGGCAAGGGTAAGGGGTTGCCCGAGTGGGCCCCCTTGACGGCCCGGCTCGCAAGAGGGGGCCCGAACGCCAACAACCACGGCAATCAACAAAAGGTAAATTATGGCCATCACTAGCGACGGAACCCAAAGTTTTGGAATTCAAGATTCACCCGTCACAATCAACTCAATCACATATGTTTGCGAATCAATGTCGTTTACTTACGGCGGTTCGCGAGTGGATATAAATGACTCAAACGGCGAGCCGTTGGGGTCCGTCATCGTGCCCGGTCGGGTCGAGGGGAGCGCGACGCTCCAATATTCGACCGACGATGCGAGCACCGCACCAAATCCAAGCATTGGGCAAGAAATGGTGACCTCAACCTCAAACGGCCGGAATAATGCAACCTATGTTTTGACCGAGGTTGGCGATTCTCAGTCGCAAGGTGATTATGCAAAGTGCTCGGTGTCGTTTTATAAAAAGCTAAATTAAGTCGAAGGCATATGACTCCGGCCGAACTTTGGGAGGAGTACAGGCCGCGAATTGCCGAGGCCCGGGATGCCGACCGGAGGGACGTGCAAACGTCCCTTGTGTCGGTGCCCGAGCTCGTCGGCAAATCGTGGGTGATGCCAATGACCATCGCTCGGCTTTTATATCTCGAGGCGATCAATCACCCGTTTTTGTCGGGGGCCGAGGCCGACCGGGATGCGGTCCTTGACTTTCTTTGGATAATGTCGCCCGAGTTTAAAGCCGGAAACCGACGGGCGGCCAAAAAGTTTTTTCGTCGATATTGGTTGCGCCGGGTTGACCCCGAACCCCTCCGGGAATATCTCGCGAGTGAATTTGAGTCGGAGGAGAATGCCGACGGCACCCCGCCCGCGCCCGAGTGGGTCGCGCATCTTGTCGACGTTTTCGCGAGCGAGTACGGATGGAGCGAGGCCGAAATTCACACAATATCCCTCAAGCGGCTCTTTCGGTACGGCAACGCAATTGTCGCCCGGCGGGGCGACAAGATAGGGCCGGCCATGTCGCCCAAGGCCGACCGGGTGAAGGCTGAATACTTGGTTAAGGTCCGCGAGTTAGAAAAGGCCAACGCCCCGGCAAAATAGCATGGCAAAAAATTTTTCAATTCTCGCTTATCTCGGCTTAAAATCGCAGGAGTTCATGGCGGGGCTAACGGGCGCGCAAGGGGCGACGCGTACCTCAATGGCCAACATGGGGGCAATGGTGGCGCAATTTGGCAAGGCGGCCGCGCTCGCCGTCGCCGTCGCAATGGCCGCCGCCGCCGCCGCCGTGATTAAATTCTCGGTTGATTCAATAAAGGCGTTTGCATTATTCGAGAAAGGAATGCTCGAGGTGTTCACTCTGCTCCCGGGGATTTCCCGGCGGGAAATGGGCAAAATGAGTCAAGACGTGCTCGACCTCTCGCGAAAAATGGGAATTTTAACCGAGGACATGGTGCCGGCCCTCTATCAAGCAATTTCGGCCGGGGTGCCAAAATCCAATGTCATGGAATTCATGGAGGTCGCGAGTCGGGCGGCAATCGCCGGCGTGACAACCCTCGAGACGGCCGTTGACGGGTTGACTTCGGTAATAAATGCGTACGGGAAAGAGAATCTAAGCGCCGAAAAGGCGGCCGACATATTTTTCACGACGGTGCGCCTCGGTAAAACGACATTCGAGGAACTCGCCGCGAGTCTCTACAACGTCACCCCGGTCGCCGCCGCCGTCGGCATTTCGTTTCAGGATGTCGGTGCGGCAATTGCCGCCCTCTCAGCGCAAGGCGTGCCGACGGCACAAGCAACGACTCAAATTCGTTCGGCGATTTTATCCCTCACGGCGCCGAGCGAGAAAGCGAGAGACATTGCGAAAATGCTCGGCCTTTCTTTCGAAAAACTCGCCGCAATCCTTGCCCAACCCGGCGGCCTAAAGACCGCAATGGAATTGGTGATGCGCGCAACGGGCGGCAATATGGCGACACTAAAGGGCCTCATGGGCCGAATTGAGGGGGTGAATGGAGTGCTCGCACTCTCGAAAAACAATTTCCAAGCGTTCACCGACGCGATTCTCGCGCAAGGCCGGGCGGCCGGGGCCCATGTCGAGGCGTTCGAGAGAATGAATCAAGGCCTTTCGCGGCAATGGGATTTACTCAAGACGAACGTGAAGGCGACAATGATCGAGGTCGGTTCGGCGCTTGCCCCCATCGTTCAAGAGTTCGTTCCCCTTGTGAATTTCCTTGCAAATGCGCTTGCTAAAATCGATTGGAAGTCGCTTGCGTCGGGCATTATGATGTGGCTAAACGAGGTAAAGGCCGAGCTTCGGCCTATCATTGACGACTTAATTGTCGCATGGGGGGAACTTGTCGAGGCATCCGGCCCCGTGCTGGAATCGATGAAAAAACTCGGCTCGCACGAGGGGAATAAATTAAAAAATATTATTTTAATGATTGTCCAAGCGTTCACGACTTTCATCAAGGTCTTGACGGCCCTTTTCACCGTTTTCGAGGTGCTTCAAACTTGGTTCCGAGGCATTAGGGAAAGCAATGACGCGGCCTCGAAATCCGTTTCGACTTTGGGGCAAATTTTTCGAAAGCTCGCTCAATTTATCGGCTATTGTTTGGCCCCGATTGGTTCCTTGGTGCGGGCGCTTTTTTCAGTGGGGGAAACGGCCCTCAAGGTTTTGCGGTTTATTGGAATGCTTGCCGAAATGTTGACCGATTTCATCAACTTAATGGGCACCCCTACCCAACAAAAATTGTTTTCCTTTGCGTACGTTTGGACAAAAATTAAATCCACAATTTTGACCGTTTTCACTGATATTTTGACCGGATTCAATAAAATGGTGTCGGACGTGGTCGAGTTATTCGTCACCCTCAAAGACATTGCCGTCTTTGAAGTAATGGAAATTCGCGACCGAGTCATCGGGTTTGTTCGCAACATTTGGGAGGAATTTTCAACCCGTTTCCCAATGCTCGCCGATGTCGCCCGTCAAGCGTGGGAAACCGTCCGGGAGGCATTCGGTGCGATGGTCGACTTTATCACGAGCGCCGCCCAAAATGTTTGGGACGTTTTTGAGCAAGTTTTCCCGGGCATGGGGGCGACGGTCAAGCGAGTGGCGCAGGGGATGATCGATAAATTTAGTTCGGTTTTTAATTTCATCAAAGACAAGCTCGGATTTTTGGCCAAGGTTTACGAAAAATTCACCGGCGAGGTGATTGACCTCGAGACAAACATGGCGGCCGACATTGCCAACATTGAGCAAAACGCGGCAAACGAGCGGGCGCGTTTTCTCCAAGGAAAGGCCGACGAGCGGGCGCGAAAAGCGCAAGCGATGGTTGACGAGCGCACGCGAAAAGCCAAAGAGGCGGCCGACCTCGAGAAAGCAATCGAAGAGGAAAAGATTGCCGCAATTACTCGGGCGCTCCGGAGTCTCGGGGCGTATCAAACATTTTTAAACGGCAAGTCACTCAAGGAACTCGAGGAGGTTCTCGAGGCTCAAGGGGAGGCCGGGGCAAAGGCACTCGCTCAAACGACCATACAAAACGAGGCTCAACTCGCCCGGATACAAAAGGCGATGCAATCTCTCGGGCACGAATTGGTTGACCTCAAGAAATTGACCGGGGAGCAACTCCGCGAAATGTGGCTCGCCGAGGGGGACGCGGGCCGGAAGGCTTATCAGAAACAAATTGAACTTGAGAGGCAACTTGCCGCCGAGCAAAAGGCCCGGGCCGACGCGGCCATCGACCAAAGTGAGGAGGCCCGGCACATGAGGTCATTGAGTTACGAGGAAATGGTCGCCGAGCAAAAAAGGCGCGAGGAGATGGAACGAACGGCCGAGGGGCGCCGGAAAAAGGCGGCGGCGGCCGAGGTCAAGAGGCAAAAGGCGGCGGCGGCGGCATATCAAAAGCAACTCAAGGAACGGGCGGAGGCAATGCAAAATTATTTATTTGAACAAGGCTCGGCAATGTTCAAAGTCAATGGAATGTGGGTTAAGGCGAACAACACCCAAGAGGCGCTTGAAAAATCTCAACATATTATGCGCTTGCGACGCATCGGGCAACTCACCGCCGCAAAGCAAGACGCGGCGACCGCCGAGGCCGGCCTCGGGGCCGGTGCCCGACAGAACGCCCGGATACAAAACAAGATAATTGCGGACCAAGGTGCGAATCTAACGGCAAACCTCGGCTCGCAACGGAAAATATCCGAGCAGCAAAATTTTCAAATTGGCAAACTCACCACGCAAATCGGAATGGACAAGGCGCGAGTCATTCACGCCAATAACTACGCAAACGCCCTCGCCCGGGCCGGGCTCGCCTTGAAAAATTCCGAGCGTCGCCATTCGAATTCGGTGATAATGAGTTTCCATATGGCACGCTATGCGGCCTTATTTGCTGAAAATTTAAGCAAGGCCCGGCCCGAGCTCGAGGCATTGGCGGCGCTCGTTTCGGGGTTGCCCGTCACCGGGGCCTTGAAGGTGAAAATTGACGTCGGAGCAAGTGCCGGCATGGGCTCAATGACTACGTATTTGCAAAGCATGGATTATTCACTGAAAAATATTGACAACTCTTTGCAAGGGAAGTTTGTGAATCAATGAGCCACAACAATTTAATTTTTGACGCCCCCTCGACCGAATGGCAAACGGCCTCACTCCTTTCGGTGCAACCCCGGGTTGTGCTCCCGATCTATCAAACGACTGATGCCTTTATTTATGAGCGCGACTACGTGATCAATCCCGCCTATTGGACGCAAACGGCCATCGACTCGTCGTTTCAAACGACGACACTCTCGGCAACATTGTCGGCGGGCGAGACGACGGAAATGGAATGCGTCGACGTTGGGGCGTCGGACGGTTCCGGGTTCCCATCGTCGGGGCGCGTTTTGATCGGTGACGAACTCATCGTTTACACGGGGGTTGATTATTCAAATGACAAATTAACCGGCCTAACCCGGGGGGCATCACAAGGAATTGTTGACACCGACGACGTCGAGCATACATCGGGCGCCGACGTCGATTTCGCCGCATGGCTCATTGAAGAAACGTCGCCCGTCCATCAAGAGGGCGACCTAGTGAGATGGACCAAGCGATACGCGACCGTTCCGACGACTTGGAACGACTACGAAATGCGGCCCTATCAATTCCCGGGGTACTACAACGACACGGCAGAAACGAACTACCGGGCGCCATTAAAGGAGGTCGGCCTTTGGGAAATTCAACATTTTTACGAGCACGCACCCGGGGCCGACGTTCTCGCCCGCATCGAGGTCCCCGCCCAAGCGTTTCAAGTCTACGACCCGGACGGGGCCGTCATTGAGTACGTGGACGCAACCTCCGACCCAACATACACGGCATACGTCGCCCAAGTGGCCGCCGGAACTTATCTAACCGCCTCCGATTCGGTAATGGAGCGTTACGCCGGCAACGTGTGGGTCACCAAAAAATTCATCATGAAATCCCTCTAAATGCCGTCGGGCGTATCAGTACCCGGACAAGCTCAAGGGACGAATCAACCGTCGCCCCCGACGGGAGTGGTGACGGCGACCAATGAGGTTAAACTCATTGTTCAATCCAATCAATTTCACCCGTTTCCCTCATTCCGCCGGGGCACTTGGCCGACAATGCTTGACGAGCACGTCGCGATCAAAGTTAAAACATTTATTGAAAATTTCATGACTAAATTCACCGGTCGCCTCAAGACCGGCGCCCCTCCTCGGGCAAAATTCGAGTGGATATTTGCCCCGGGCGGCCAAGACCTCGAGCTTTGGATTCCGACCGACTTAATTACCGACCCGCACCCCACGCTCGCGAATCATCTCGAGGTAAGGCGGTTTAAAATCATTTCCCGGGTGCGGGATCTTGTACTCGAAGCAACCCAAGGCTCGTCGGTTTTCTGCACGGGCGGCGAGCAAGCCGGGTCAATCAAGCTCGGCGGAATCTCAAATTTAAATTATGTAGGATTCAAGGCCCCGACAAGTGCCGGCAATGTTTTGTGGACATTGCCGGCGACCGACGGCGACGCAAATCAAGTTTTAACGACAAGCGGCGGCGGGGTCTTGAGTTGGACCGACCACGATGGGAGCCCTCCGGCGGCCTATGCTTGGCAAGTTTTGGCCGATTCGGGTCTCAGTGCCCAAGATGTCGACGACGGGCACATTGTCGATTTTGTCGGCGGCACGGCAATTTCGACGGTGCTTTCGACATCAAGTGGCGGTTTTGACGTGACGTTTACTCTCGACGACACGGCCGTCGTCGCCGGGTCATATACGGCCGCCGACATCACCGTCGACGCGCAGGGACGCATCACGGCGGCCTCAAATGGGTCCGGCGGGGGGTCGGGCACCGTCACGAGCGTCGCCACCTCCAACGGCACTTTTATCGACGTCACGGGCGGGACCATCACCACGACCGGGACCATCACGGCCGACTTGAGCGCAACCGGCACGGCCGACTCGGGCAAGTTTCTCCGGGGCGACAATACGTGGGCCGATTTGTCGTCGGTCGCATTGGCAACGGAGCCTTTCGTGACCATCGGCAACACGTCCGGTTTGCCCAACGAGCGGGCACTCACGGCGGGCACGTTCGTCTCGGTCACCGACGGCGGGGCGGATTCGACCGTCACCCTTGACCTTTCCGCCTCCGGCACGGCCGACTCGGGCCACTATTTGCGGGGCGATAACACTTGGCAACCTCTCAGTGGCACCGATACGGCCGAGTACGTCGTTTTATCCACGCACTCGGGTTTGTCAAATGAGCGAGTTTTGACGGCGGGCACGGGCATCACCATAACCGACGCCGGAGCAAATTCGACCGTGACAATCGCCTCGTCAATTACGGCGTTTGATTTTCAAGTCGAGGGCGACACGGGAGGCCCCACAACCGTCGGGTCGGGCGATATTCTCGACATCCGGGGCGGATATGGGCCAATGGAAACGCGCCTTTTGACCCTCACAAATGGCGACACCACTCAACAATTCAGTGTTGACCACGGCGAGTCGGGGGCGACCGCCGGTTCATATACTAACGCCGACATTACCGTCGACGTGTATGGGCACGTCACGGCCGCAACAAATGGGAGTGGGAGCGGGGCCCCGACCGACGCGCAATATGTCACCCTCGCCCTTGATGGTGACCTCGACAATGAGCGGGTTTTGACGGCGGGCACGTTCGTCTCGGTCACCGACGGCGGCGCAAATTCGACCGCGACCCTCGACCTTTCCGCCACCGGCACGGCCGACTCGGGCCACTATTTGCGGGGCGACAACACTTGGCAACCTCTCAGTGGCACCGATACGGCCGAGTACGTCGTTTTATCCACGCACTCGGGTTTGTCAAATGAGCGAGTCTTGACGGCCGGGTCCAATATCACCATCACCGACGGGGGCGCCAACGGCACCGTCACAATCGCCGCAACCGGCGGCGGCGGCGGCGGCGATGTGTCGAGCATCACCAACACGGGCGGAACGTTTATAAGTTGCACCAACAACACGGCCGCAACGGGAGCCGTTTCATTGGGAACAATCGACCTTTCCGCCACCGGCACGGCCAACTCGGGCAAGTTTCTCCGGGGCGACAATACGTGGGCCGACTTGACCGATATTGCCCCCTCCGATGAATCATATGTTGTTTTATCGGCGACGAGTGACTTGAGCAATGAGCGGGTTTTGACCGCCGGGGCCAATATCACCATCACCGACGGGGGCGCCGGAGGGAATGTCACGATTGCCGCATCGGGCGGCGGCGGCGGCGGCATGACCTCCTTTACCTTTGAGGACGAGGACGGCAACAATTTCACGGTTGAGAATTCCGACACCGTTTACATAAACGGCGACGGCATAGACGTCGACATGAGCACGAGCGACACAATCAATTTGTCGCTCGCCTCAATTGTAAAATGGAAATGCACCGGGGACGCGGGCGACATTATCGACGTAAATTGCGGCACAACATACGCCGAGCAATTGGGCATATTTGGGGACGATTGGATTGACACCACGGGCTCCGATTCTGCTAAAAGCCTTACAATTTCGCATGAAACGAGCGGAGTAACGGCCGGATCTTACGGCGCTTACAATGAGTTTCCCATCATAACGGTCGACGACCGGGGCCATATTACTGACGCGTATTCTCAAGAATTTGATAAAACGGCAATTGTTAAAGCGGCCGACCCGGACCCCGACGCCTTTGTTGAATTGTATTGCACGGAGTCGCCCGAGGTTCGCTTTGAGGATATTGTCACCATCAAACCCCCAACCCATTGCCGGGAATTTGTGCACCCTATCGACCCGGAGTACTTGCACGTTTGCGAGCCGGGGAGCATTAAGGCCGTCGGGCATACGACAAGCGAGCCGGCGATTGCCGGCATACGCATTGAGGCGGGGCAAATCGAGGTGGCATTTTCCGAACTTTTGCCCGTTCCGGGCGAAATCGTAATCCATTTAATGGGCACCCGAGCGGGCCGAGCCGGTCGGCGTTTTGCTAAGTCGACCCGGGCCAAGGCCGAGCAAAACAGTGACTTTTGGGGGCAAGCGCACAAGTGAGAACTAAACGAACTCTCAAAGGGTAGGGAATCAATGGACACAACCAACATCGTTCAAATAATTCTTGGCGTCGTAATTTCGGCGATGGGCTACTTTTTAAAACGTGTTTTTGAGCAACTTGATGCGTCAATGCTCCGAATCCGTGACGTCGAAATCGATGTCGCCACATTAACGGCCGAGGCTCGAGACCTTCACGAGCGACTTGAGCGGATTGAGGACAAAATTGACCGCCTCCTCGAAAGGAGGTTGCCGAAGTGATGACCGGGGTTGCAATCGGCTACCTAGTCGGGGTCGTTGTTTCGTTTTTGCTCACAATTATTTTTGGCGCGTGTTGTTGGGTCAATGACCACGAGGCCCAAATGGCCGCTATCTACGACCCGGAAACCCTCGACCAAAACGCAGAAAATGACCCCCCAAGAAATCAAAAAAATGAGTGAAAATAAAAACGACAAACCGGCAGAAACTCGCGGCGTGAGGACCTCGGAATTTTGGCTTGCGCTCGCGACAAGCGCCCTTTCAATTGCCATTTTGGCGGGATGGGTGAACGTCGCGGACGGCACAACGTCCCTCGACAAAATTTGTGCAATGGCCGTCATGGGCCTTGGCTCGTTAGGCTACACCGTCGGGAGGTCTTGGACCAAGCGAGCACCAAAGGAATGATCAAGGCATTTTTTGCGGCGCTATTTGAGACGATTGCGGAGGTTGTCAAAACTATCGCCCGCGAGGACAAGAAAGGGGTCGACTCTGACAATGACAAGAATTTGCGTAATCGCTTTAATAATTTTATGCGCCACCGGGTGCGGGACGACTCGGACGATATTCGTTGACCGCGACGATATTATCCGGATCGGACCCGGCACAACCGGCCGGGTGTACGTCTTGACCAATGGGGAGTGGATACTCGGCAAAAATCGCGTGTTAATTCCCGAGGGTTGGTATGCCGGCCGCCTTCCGAAAGAGAATGGAGAATAATGAGAGCGTTTATCATAAAACTTATTTGCTTTTTCGTGGTGCTAGGCGTGCCACTATGTTTTGCCGTTTCAATTTTCCTCGCGACCGTCCTCTTGTGGCGGTTCGTTTTCCCCTAAACACCTCACCACATTCACGCCCCCCGCGCTCAACGCCGGGGGGCGTTTCTCTTTCGGCCCGGGGCAACTTTAGGGCAAACCCAAAAACCGTTTCGGGCGGTCTTGAGCGGTTTCGGGCGGTCGGTAACTTGTGAACGGGATGGGCATGAAATCCCCATCCCCTCGGGGCGCCCTCACGTTTTCCGAGTGATGCGGCCGGTGTCGGTCAAAGGTATTGTTTCAGCCTTCCAAGGTGGCGGCGCACTATCGACCGACACCCCCCAAATGCTCCCGGCTTACTCGGGATTTCCGGGCCCATTCGGCGATTTTAAGCCTCGACCGATTCGGCCCGGGGCAACTTTAGGGCAAACCCACAATCGCACTTTGTCGAAATTGGCGAAAAAACGACACCGGAAGGGTTATTTTTTTTCAGTCCTTCGCCCTTGTTTTTATGGGCCCGGCGCACGCGCGCGAAAAAAAAATTTGACGCTCGGCCTTTATCCCCCTATAAACGTGCAACATTTTTTTTTTCGACCAACCAAGAATTTTTATGACAAAGACCAAGACAAACCAAGCGGCGAGCACCTCATCGGTGCCGAGCACCTCCTCCGTCAACCTCAAGTGGATCGAGATGAACCCGGGCAAATATTACTACGCGAACGTGGACAAACTCCCGGTGCAATTCCGCACCCGTTCGTTGCATGACGGCCTCCTCCGCACCGGGGCCGAGGTCGGCCGTTGGGAGGTCCTCCAAAACATAGTCGGCGAGTGGATGTTGATTGCCAAGGATGCCGGGGCCGAGGGTCAATGCGTCATGTTTGGCGAGTCGCCCGACGAATGCATGGCGGAGGCGCAACGCCTTGAGGAAGAGGCCGCGCCGACTTTGCAACGCGACCGCAACTCGCGCACGTTTCTCGCTCCGAACTATATCACGCAACAAACGGTCGCCGGCGTTGGCGACCTCCTCGGATTCATCACCGGAAACGAAAACGACGGCAAATATTTACGCGACACCCTCCAATCTTACCCGTGCGAGCAACCCAAAAAAGAGGGCGACTTTGCGACTTATCTCGGCGAAATGAGCCGGGCCGATTGGTCCGCCGACTCGGTCGGTCGCTTATTGTTGTCGGTCGACAAATCCGATTGGGCGGTTAAGACATTGGCCGGCCGTGAGCCTTGCGATTCAATCGAATATCGTGTCGAGCAATGGCAACACGACCCGCGCACGTTCACGTTGACCATCGTTTCGACCGTCACCGGGTTGGATGTCGACCGGCTCGTCATCCGCCTCAAGATTGAGAGTGACGAAATCACCCCCGAGAAATGGGTTGCCACCATCTCGCGCCACCGGGATTTCATGACCGGGCCCAAAAGCAAAAGCACTTGCGGGCAATTCGCGACGGCCTCATTCAAATGCGGCACGGCCGCCGGCATCAACACCCCCAAGATTTCCGCGACTTGGGACCTCACCGCCGACGACGGCGATTGGAACAAATCGGGCGAGTCGCTCGTCGAGGAAATCGTGCGGGCATATTGTAACCTCGCGTAAATTTAACCGGGCGAAAATCGCCCAAAACCAAGACACCAAAAACATGAAAAACCAAGACACCAAAAACATGAAAAACCAAG